TAATGGATCGCATGCTGGCCAGTGAAGACCAAATCATGCAGGCCGAGACTGTTCGCAACATGACGCCGCTGTATCAAGACCAGGCAACGTCCGGCATGGACGATGCAACCTGGGCCGCATACCAGGCACTCATGAAAGAAGCACAAGACCAATCGATCACTGACCTGACCGCTGCGTCTGTGCGTCAGATGCGCTGGCTGTCCAACGCCAAGAGCCGCATCTTCAAGGAGATGCAGAAAGAGGTTGCAGAGCTACGCAAAGAAGTGCGCCAGCAAGTAGCCAAAGAGATCGAGCAGCAGCCGATTTATCGCGCCCTGCGCTTGATCAAGTTTGGTGAAGAGATTCTGGCCGATGGCTCTGTGGCCAAGGTTGAAGAGAACACCAAGCTGTCGATCGCTGGCATGGAAGAGTTGTACATGGGCGAGGGCGATAAGTACGCGCTGCTCGACTGGAGCAGCCTGGGCTACGGCAAATACGGCATGCTGTCTGAAGATGGTATGCATCCAGACATCCTGGCCGAGCGTGTTGGCTTCCAATCTGGCGATCAGCTTGTCCGCGCTTTGCTTGACGCCAAGTCGCTCAAAGAAGCTGTTGACGAAAAGACCGACCAGCGCATGCTCGAGGAGCACGGCGACATGTCGAACCCGCGCAGCATGGAGTTGGCTGTCGAGCGTGCACTGCACAACGAGGCCCGCGCTCGATTTGTGGCTGCTGAATTGCGCCACGCTGCAAAGGCTACCCAGCCGGTGCGTGTGATGATCCAGGCCGCACGCATGGCCGCACGTCGCATCGTTGGCGGCAAGCTTGTGCGTGACACCAAGGCAAGCGAATACAGCGCAGCAGAGACACGTGCCACACGCGCTGCTGAAAAGGCCATGAAGGAAGGCAAGCCTGAAGAGGTCACCAAGCAATTGCAAAACCGCCTGCTCAACAACCAATTGACTGCGGAGGCTGCCAAGGCCACGCAAGAGATTGAGAAGGGCTTGCGCTATCTGAAGAAGGTGCAGACCGATGCATCACGCAAGCGCGTGGGTGCCGACTACTCCGACCAGATCGATCAATTGCTGTCGCGCTTTGATCTGAACAATCGCAGCCTGAAATCGCTCGATGCACAAACGAGCTTGATGGAATGGATGAAGTCGCAGGAAGACGCTGGCTATCAGCCAGAGATCCCGCTGACTTTGCAGAACGAAGGTTTTCGCAAGAACTACAAAAACATGACCGTCGATGAGTTCCGTGACCTGGTCGATGCTGTGAAGCAGATCGAGCACATGGGACGCACCGAGCAGAACATGCTCACGGCCGCTCGCGAAGTTGCGTACCAACAGGCACGCGATGAGATTGTGGCCAGCATCGATGCAAACGCAAACGGCCGCACCGCCGAGACACGCACACCGACCACAGAGATGGGTCGCAAGATGCAAAGCCTCAAGCGATTCTGGGCGTCGCACATCAAAGCCGCAACCGTTGCTCGCATCCTTGATGGCGGCAAAGACGGCGGCCCGATGTGGGAATATTTTGTACGCACTGCAAACGAGCGTGGCGACAAAGAAACCGAGATGCGTGCCCAGGCAACCGAGTACCTCACCAAGGTGTTTGCGCCAATCTTCAAGATGGGCAAGATGGGTGGCAAGGGCATTTATTTCCCGACCATCAATCGCAGCTTGAACCGTGAAGCTCGCCTGGCCATCGCTGCCAACATGGGTAACGAGGGCAACATTCAGCGCCTGCTGGGTGGTGAAGGTTGGACAATGGAGCAGATCCAGCCAGTGCTTGATTCGCTCACCCGCGCAGAGTGGACAGCCATCCAGCAAGTCTGGGATTACTTTGAGAGCTATCGCCCACAGATCGCAGAGAAAGAGCGCCGCATCTATGGCAAAGAGCCGAAGTGGATCGAGGCCAAGCCGTTGACTGTGAAGGTCGAGAACGGCGAAGAGTTAGAGTTGCGTGGTGGTTACTACCCGATCAAATACGATCCGCAGGCAACCATCCAGGCAGAGAGCAACGATGAGAAAGAAGCGGCCAAGCGCCAGCTACAAGGTGCATTCACCAGCGCCACAACTCGTCGCAGCTTTACCAAGTCTCGCGTTGAGAAAGTCGAAGGCCGTCCGCTGTTGTACACGTTGGCCGGTATGTACTCTGGCATCAACGATGTGATTCACGACCTTGCCTGGCATGAGTGGCTCATCGATGCCAACAAGCTCATGCGCTCGACCTCAATCGACAAGGCGATCCGTACGCAATACGGCCCAGAATTTAAGCAGCAATTGAAGACCTGGATCGAAGACGTTGCGGCCGGTGAGCGTGCTGTACAAAACGAAGGCGAAATCGCGCTGAACTACTTGCGTCAAAGCATCAGTGCTGCTGGCCTGGGCTTTAACGTCATGTCTGCGCTGCAACAGATCACCGGATTTAACCAGTCGATCGTTCGTGTGGGCCTTAAGTACATTGGCCGCGGCATCGCGCAAACCATCAGCAGCCCTCGCGACGCGATGAAGATGGTCAACGAGAAGTCGAGCTTTATGGCCAACCGTGCACGCACACAGTTCCGTGAGTTGAACGAACTCCGCAACATGGTGCAGGACGAGTCTGCTGCTATGCGCCAGGTTCGCTTGGGCGCGTACTTCATGATGATGAAAATGCAACGCATGGTCGATGTGCCTACCTGGCTGGGCGCATACGAGAAAGCCATCGGTGAAGGCAACGACGAGCAACGCGCCATCGCGCTGGCCGATCAATCTGTGATCGACTCGCAAGGCGGCGGTATGCTCAAAGACTTGTCTCGCATCGAGCGTGGCGGCGCTGGCCTCAAGCTGTTCACCGTGTACTACAGCTACATGAACACCGTGATGAACATGGCCACCATGCAAACCATGACTGCCAAGAGCAAGGGCAAGCTGGCCGCTGACTACGCCATGCTGTTTGTTGTTCCTGTCGTTCTGACCACAATCCTCAAGCAGGCGCTTACCCCTGGTGGTGACGATGATTGGGATATGGAAAAGCTGGCCAAGAAATTGGCGGCAGAAGAGTTGTCGTACCTGATGGGCACAATGGTCATTCTGCGCGAATTCAGCCAGGCTGGCACGATTCTATTCGGCAGCGACAAAGCGCGTGACTACAGCGGCCCTGCTGGCCTGCGTGTGGTTGCTGATGCAATGACATTCTTGAAGCAAGCTTCGCAATTTGAATTTGATGATGCGTTCCGCAAAGCGTCGATCAACTTGCTTGGCGATGTAACCGGTTTACCGTCGGCACAGATCAATCGAACCATCACAGGAACGAAGGCTTTGGTCGAAGGAAAAACAGAAAATCCGGCTGCTATGGTGATGGGTCATGACAAGAAATAGGTGCCCGTATCCCCACATGAAAGCCATAACGTAACCACAATCTCCCAGGAGTCCGTCCATGACGATTAGTTCAACAACCCGTAAGGCTGGCCCGTATATTGGCAACGGCACCGCGTCGGTTTTTCCCTTCGCGTTCAAAGTATTTCAGGCGTCCGACGTGGAGGTTGTGCGCCTGACCGTTGCGACCAATGTCGAAACCACGCTGGCGCTTACGACCGATTACACAGTTAGCCTCAATCAGGATCAGGACAGCAACCCTGGCGGCAGCATCACGCTTGTTGCAGGCGCTTTGGCGACCGGCTACAACCTGGTGATCACATCCGACGTTGAAAACCTTCAGCCAACTGACCTGACAAACCAGGGTGGTTTTTACCCTGACGTCATCAACGACGCGCTTGACCGCGCAACGATCCAGATCCAGCAGCTTCAAGAAGGTCTTGACCGTGCAGCGTTGCTGCCAATCACAAGCTCTGCTGACGCTGCCTCACTAGTGGCCGACATCGTGCGCCTGGCAGACAGCGCGGACAACCTGGACATCGATGCCAACAATATTGGCTCGATCAACACCGTCGCAACCAACATTGCAAACGTCAATACGACTGCGTCAAACATTGCCAGCGTAAACACTGCTGCTGGCTCTATTGCAAACATTAACACCACCGCGGCTAATATCACCAACGTGAACGCGGTCGGTTCAGATCTGTTGGAGCCAGTCTCCGAGATCAACACGGTTGCCGTCAATATTGCAAACGTGAACACTGTCGGCGACAACATCGCCAGCGTGAACACCGTTGCAGGCAACAATTCAAACGTCACTACGGTGGCAGGCAGCATCTCAAACGTCAACACCGTTGGCGCATCGATCACGAATGTCAACACGACTGCTGCAAACATTGCAAACGTCAATGCTGTTGGCTCTGACTTGCTCGAGCCTGTGTCTGAAATTAACACAGTTGCCACCGATATTGCCAACGTCAACACGGTTGGCAACAACATCAGCAACGTCAACACAGTGGCCGGTATCTCTGGCAACGTCACGACCGTCGCTGGTATTAGTTCAAACGTGACGACTGTGGCAACGAACAATGCCAACGTCACGACTGTTGCGACCAATATCGCAAACGTAAATGCGGTAGCTGGCAACAACAGCAACATCACGGCAGTCGCTGGCAATGCAACGAACATCAATGCTGTTGCTGGTAACGTTACAAACATCAACGCGGTGAATGCCAACTCGGCAAACATCAACACCGTTGCTGGTTCAAACACTGCGATCAACACCGTCTCGACAAACATCGTCGCGGTGAACAGCGCCTACACCAACCTGGCTGCCATCATCGATGCGCCGAACCAGGCTGCTGCTGCTGCGAACTCTGCGGCCCAGGCTGCTGCGTCTGCTGCGTCTGGTATGTACAGCGCGGTGCAAGACAAGAGCGCAAACTACACAATCGTTGCCGCTGACGCTGGCGACTTGATTCGTGTGACGACTACGTCTGGTGCGGTCACAATCACACTGCCATTGATTGGCAGCACTGGCATCACTGACGGCTTCAAGATTGCAATCGTCAAATGGACTTCTGATGCCAACGCGGTAAACATCGCACGCTCTGGCAGCAACACGATCAACGGCGCAACAAGCGCACAGATAGGCTCGCAGTACAGTCAGATTATCTTGGTAGCTGACGCAGAAACCAGCACCTGGTTTGCTTCGCAGTCTGGCCTTGGTGCAACCAACATTAACGTCGATACGTTCTCTGGCAACGGCAGCACTACAGCGTTCACGCTCACGTCTGACCCAAGCACAAAGAACAACACATCTGTGTTCATCTCTGGCGTGTATAAGCAGAAGAGCACCTACAGTTTGTCAGGCACTACGCTGACATTCAGCACTGCGCCTCCGTCTGGAACGGCCAATATTGAAGTTGCTTACTCGACTCCGCTTGCGATCGGTACGCCAAGTGATGGAACCGTGACTGCGGCCAAAATGGCTGCTGGCGCTGCTGTTGGCAACATTGGTTATACGCCGGTTAATAAAGCTGGTGATACATTAAGTGGTGTATTTGATTTTGGTTCGTCTATGGCGAACATTCCAAAAATCATTAAAACCTATAACAGTGGTACATACCAAGCAGGTATTGGCATGGACCCTTCAAGTGCAGCTCTTCGTCTCTATGCTCCATCAAATGACCCGGCAATTATTATTGGTCACATAAGCAATTCTGATGGCGTAACTTTTACTGAACGATTAAGAATTGATAATGGTGGTCGATTGACAATGCCATATCAGCCAGCATTTAGTGCAGCCGGTAGCGGAGCAACTCCAAATACTGTTGGGGCTGTTTTGCAATACTCTACCGCTTTATTAAATGTTGGAGGTCATTACAACACCTCAACTTATAGATTTACAGCACCAGTAAGCGGAAATTATCGGTTTAGTTTCAACTGTATTTTTAATGCTTCCACATATTTGTTTGCCTCTTTGTATAAAAATGGTGCTTATTTAAGTGGAGCCGGATCTATTGGTATAAAACAAGGTGCTGGGGTTGAGTGTCAGTCATCTTGCACAATTGTTCTTCCAGCAAATGCTAACGATTTTTTTGATGTACGGATCTGGTATTACAGCTCTGGATATGTTGGTTTATATGCCGACCATGCAAATTTCAGTGGCGAGTTAATTGGTTAACAAAGGACTTTTAAAATGACAATCTACACAATCAACCTTTCTGAAGCTGAAGACAAAGCTCTTTCTTATGTTGCTTTTTCTCAAGACGAATGGATTCAAAACGCAGCACATGAACGCTGTCGGATTGCCATTGATGAGATAGTAGCCATCACTGTGCAGAAATGCCTTGAGACCGGCACGCAGATTCCCGGCAGCAAAGACGAAATGGTCCTGCTGGCATTTGCTCAAGGTTGGGTAAAGACAGCCGCTGAACGCCAAGCAGAAGCCGAGGCTGAAGCAGCCGCACGCGCACAAGCAGAGGCTGAAGCCGCGGCACAACAAGGAGCCTAATCATGGCATTGACTCAAATACAACAAGCAATGCTGCAAGACGGCATCCTGACTGCCGATGCAGCAGGCCGTCTCAAGATGGCTGACGCGTTTGTGAACAACGCAAAAATTCTGGACGGCACAATCGATCGCGCAAAACTTTTGCAGTCATACCCACTTGAGGTTGTTGCTTCTGCATCGTTAAGCGGCTTGTCCAGTTATGCTTTTGCAATCAACGCGTACCCGTCGTACATGGTGTTTTTTGATTGCATTAGTGGCACAACAACTGGCGCTCATTTTCAAATGAAAATGTCTTATGACGGAGGATCAACATACCCGGCGTTATGGAATTACAGAGAAGTTCTTTTTGGTGTTGATGGAACAACGTCCAACAATAACGTAAGCACAGGCAACGGTTCTCAAGCTTGGTTATACACAAACACATGGGACGGCGCTGGAACACCAGGAACTGCTGGCTCTGGTGGTGTTATAAAAATTCAAGGTTGTGGAGCTTATTTGGGTGTAAATAAAAGAACGACGTTTGAAGGAATTATGGGCGGCCAATCTCCATCTGGACAAGAAGCTCGCATTTGCATGGGACAACTTCAGGATGATGCACATCAATACAACTATGCTCAAGTTTCACTTTCTTCTGGAACATTCAAAGCACAAGCAAGAATTCTTGTTTGCGGAATAAGGGCGGTTTAATATGTGGACAATAAATGACATCCCAACGCATGAAATGATTGACGATGAACTCGTTGAATTGTCTCAAGCAAAACGAGAGCAAATGCTTATCGATTGGAATATCGATGCAGAACGAATTGCAAAAATTCCTTTTGAAGTTTGCAAAGAAAAAGCAAAAGCATTGATTGCAAAAACTGATTGGGCTGTGTTGCCTGATGTTGGTTTGGCCAACCAAGATGCGTTTGTGTTCTATCGATTGAACTTGCGTAACCTAATCAAAAACCCTGTCGCTGACCCTGTGTTTGAAACAGAGCCGACGCCTATCTGGAGCTAGTAAATGGATCAAGTCATTTTCAATTGGGCCGTTGCCGTTGCCGGCGCATTTGGTGGCTGGATTCTTAAAATCATTTGGGATGCCATCGTGAAGCTGCAAGATGATCTTCAAAAAATGGATGTCAAGATGCACGAAGACTTTGTTCGTCGTGATGATTTCAAGGATGCAGTCAAAGAGATCAAAGAAGACATGAAGTCTGGCTTTGCAAAGACCGATAACATGTTGGGCCTGATATTTAAAAAACTCGAAGGCAAAGAGGACAAGTGAATGTCCTTCAAGCTTTCACAAAAATCACTTGACCGGTTGTCTGGCGTTCATCCAGACCTGGTCGCAGTAGTGAAGAGAGCGATCGAAATCACTGACACTGATTTCACTGTTCTTGAGGGCGTGCGTTCAATTGCACGCCAAGAGCAACTCGTTAAAGCAGGCGCAAGCCAAACGATGAAAAGCCGACACATCACCGGTCATGCTGTTGACCTGGGCGCGATGGTAAACGGCAGTGTTCGTTGGGACTGGCCGCTCTACGACAAGATTGCAATTGCCATGAAAGCCGCGGCGCATGAATTGCAGATCGCCATCGAATGGGGTGGTGATTGGCGCACGTTCAAAGACGGCCCGCACTTTCAATTGACGTACGAGGTATACCCGGCATGAAGCGTTGGTACAAGTCAAAAACAATCTGGGTGAACGTAGGCGCTGCTGCGCTGATGGCGCTCGAGGCCAGCACCGGTCTGCTCAAGCCATACATGGCCGAGGAGTTCTGGGTGGCAATGGCTGTTGCTTTGCCTATGATCAATGCCATGCTTCGCGTCATCACGACCGAGGGCTTGAGTAAATGATCCTGAACCTACAGAACCAGATCCTGGCAGCAGTCGCAGCAATCATCCTTGGAGCCTTCGCAAGCTGGTGGGTGACGTCTGACTATTACCAGGCACGCTACGACGCAGCCATAGCCCGGCAAAAGGCCGAAGCGGTCAAAGTATTGCAGGAAGCAACCGACCGAGCGATCACGGCCGAAAGAAAAAACACACAACTTGCTCTATCGATGGAGGTCGATCATGCACAAAATCGTCAAAAGCTGGACACCGTCCTGGCTGATAATCGCCGCCTTGCTCGCGAGCTTGGTGGGTTGCGCGACCCAGGATACCGGGAAGGTGGTAGTTGCACCGTGCCCGCCACCCCCGCAGGCACCGGCCTCGCTGTACGTCAACCCGCCACCGGCCGACTTTCAGCAGAGGCTTCGGACTTTCTTCTTGAGTTCGCCCGTGACGCCGACAGAGTCGCAGAGTACGCAAACCTCTGCTACGACTGGGTCAAAAAAATAAACGCCGGAGTCACCCCCGGCGTACAATAGGTTTTCGCACGTTGCCAAATCTCCTTCACATCTCCAAGTGCGAATGCCCCAGGTCAAAAGCCTGGGGCTTTTTTTTACCACTTCGGCGCACAAGTGACATCGATGACAACCTCCGTCGTGTAGCCATTGATCTTGCGCTTGCCGTATAGCATCACGCCACGCAGACCATTTGTCTCACACTCGCGCACTGCCACGATCACCTCGTTGCGAGTCATTGGTTGGACATGCTTATCGATAATCAACTCTTGCTCGACCACTGGCGGCTTACTTGCGGAGCAAGCTGCCAGCAGTCCCAGTGAGCAAACTGCAATGAGTAGTTTTTTCATGGGACTCCCTTTCATTTATCGGTTACGAATCGGTTGCTTCGCTCAAAGGCTTCAATGTCATCCAAGCGGTAGCGGACTTCTGAATTACGTCCTTCACCCAACTTGATGTAGTTGGGGCCGGTGTTTGCGACTCGCCACTTTCGCAAGGTGTTGTCGGCAACTTTCCATCGATCACACAGTTCCTTGGGCGTCAGTAGCTGGGACATTCGCGGCCTCCTCTAAAACTTCACCAGTTGATGGATCGATCACTTCAGAGGCGCGAGACGCAATAGAACCCTTCAGTCGGCTCAAAGGTGCAACTTGATTCTCTGGTGCCGGGGTGATATTGATCGGCTCTCTGCGCTCGATCTGTTGGAATCCTGATGCCTCGTTGTCAGCCTGCAAGACAGAGTCCAGGTCAGCGCTCGATGGCAGACGCTTGGCCATGCGACGAATCACCGTCTTCTTGGCCATCTCATCCCACCAGTCAACCCACGGGCCAAACTTGCCTGCGCGGCTGGCAGCGCGAACCTTCTCAACGTCGGCTACGCTCATCACCTCGCGGTAGATTGCGCCGTCCTTGGTCTTGGCCACAGCGTACACAGCAAGCTGCTTGCCGCGGTCTTCACCCAGGAATGGCTTGTGCGTGATAGATTCGTTGTCACCAAGCTCGTACTCAAACTGGTCTTTGTCGTAAACCACCTGGGCACTGATGCTGGCCAACTCGCCGCTGTTGCGAATCTTTTTCAAGATGCCGCCGACCATTGGCATGTACTGAACCTTCTTACCTTCTTTGCTGTTGAAGATCACCAGCGCAGCCTCGCGGCCGTCGCACAGCAAACCGTCCTGGGCAGCACGCATCGTTGAACCCAACAGGCTCTTGCGATCTGCGCCCAAAAGATCCGGCTGCATCTGCACAGCGGTAAGGGTGGTGCGAATGAATTTCTCGACTGGAATCTGTGGCGGCAATGCGTCGTGCAGATCCTTGTTCATCTTTTCCAGAGTGCCGCGGAACGCGACCATTGGTGTGATTTCGTTGCTCATGCTTGTGCTCCTTCAAATAGATCGGATTGCTCTGCGATAGTGCTGGTCACTTCAACGACAGCCCCTTTGTTGCTCATGAGGGTTGCAACGTCAATGGCTTTGGCCACTTCGATTTGATACTGCTTGCCAGCAATGTGACGCAGCGCCTGGGCTTGGCTGGACGCCTGCACCAGGTACACGTTGTTGTTGCCGGTGACCTTGTAGATGCGTTGTTCTTGTGCCATGTGATTAACCTTTCTTGGGTGTAAAACGGAATTGACGGTAGCCCTTGCGAGCGCCCTGGTAAGTGCCGACCATGTCAGCGGTGATGAGCGTGCCAGCCGAGTCCTTGGTCACGCCGCATGAGATAGTCCCAAGCGGTGACACGACCTTGCTGGCCTTGCCGATACGCTCGAGGATCTGTGCCTTGGTTGCGTCTTTGAGTTCGTCCTGCTCTTTGATCATGCGCGTGAGGTACGCGTACTGCTCAATCAATTGATCCAGGCTTGCGTCTGATTCAGCCACCAGCCCAGCATCCGCGTCGGCACGCAATTGCTTGATGATGAATTCAGCGTCAGCCGCGTAGTCAGGCGACGGTGCTGTGTTATTCTGAACACGTTCCCAGAACGCAGCTACGCGCTGGCGAATGTCTGCACCGATCTCGCGGTCGCGATTTCGGAGGACTACCTTTTGCTCGTTGCCGCCCACAAGCACGGTCAGCGCAGTCCAGGAGATGTCCAAAATTTCCATTTGATGCTGGATCTGAAGTTCGATGTGCTCGGGCGCTTCGATGTTGCCTGCGCCGTCATCGATCCAGTTGCGCTGATATTGCAACCAGTCCACGTTCTTCACTTCCAGAATGCCTGGGCCGTCGCTGCTGCTGTTGATCTTGAAGTCAAAGCTCGAGCCAATGCGGGCCTGCGGATCGCGGGCATACACGTTGAGCTTGCTGATGTCCCAGCCTTGATCCTCTGCCACGCCGTGCGCGATGGCCGACTCCAAACGATTGCCCCAGCGCATGCGCTCGTTGGGTTCAATACGCACGATGACGTTGTCGCGTTTGTTGTGAAAGAGTTCAAACTCGGTGAGGTATGGCGACAAACCGTAGAGTGCCGACACCTCGGTGCTGGTCACGTCTTTGGCGCGTTCGCCTAGCCATTGTTCCTGGCTTTCAATCTCGATGATTTCCGTTGCCATTTCAATTCTCCATGTGGTTAAAAATTACTTCGTTGATTTCGTCTTCATCTCGGGCCGTCAGCTTGCGCTGAAGCCATGCTGCTGGGCGACCTCGACGATCCAGGATCTCCCATTCACCGGAACCACCTTCGGCTGGGTAACAGCTATCGGGTGGCCCGCTGATAAATGCTGGCGTGTACTCTTCGTAGTACGTCACACCAATGAGGCAAGGAATGCCTGCCACTCGATGCTCGATCTCTGCGATGTAACTCACAGCCAGACTCTCAAAGCTTCTTCGTTGTCCACGTCGTTGCTGAACAAAGTCAGTTCGTGACGATTGCCTTGCTCATCTTCGACCACGATCGTGCGTGATAGGAAGGTGTCATGCTCTCGCACTTCGGTGACTCGAACACTCTTGACGCGGTGAATAGATACTTCAGCCATTTTTGTTTCTCCTTGTGGTTGCCTGTGGAAATTATAATCTAGTTTGTTGATCCTGTGTCAACAGCTTGAGCTTGTTTTTGAAGCTCATCTGCAACAAGTTTTGCGTTCTCTGCCGACAGAATCACCTGATACCGAACCTGTCGGCCGAATGGATCTTTGGCCCCAAGCCATTGCGATTCGACCTTGAGCACCACGCTATTTGGGGGACTGTGTGTCGGCTTGATTTCGACGTGCAAGATGAAGTCCTTGCTCTGCTGGATGGTTAAAGTTGTCATGCTGTTCTCCTTAAAATAAATCACCGGCATAAACGCCTGGGCCAACCTCGGCCGCTATTGCGTCAAGCTCTTCGTTGTCAAAACTCTGGCCGTCTGCGTTGATGAACTCGCTGCCACCGTAAAAGTCGATCGAATGCTCACCAACCCCGAAGCCACAAGACTCGCTGTAAAAACCGTCATAGCCATCGATCTTGAAAAGCTTGTCATCTGTGTATCCGCCGCGGGCGTCGCAGCCGCCATGCACTTGCAACAAGACGTAGCGGTCACCATCGCGATCAAGATACTGACCCTGGATGATTTGAGACAAGCATGAATCGCCGTTGTAGCTGTTGAACCCGTCGCCTTCTGGCGTAAACCCATTGTCCAAAAGCCAGTCACATTGACCTTGATCCGTGCCGTAAAACTCACCGTTCCAGTTGCCACACTCAAGCGCGTTGAACTCGTCGCACAACTCGTCAAGATCAAGAGATTTGTTCAACCAATGAAACAGGCTGATAGTCACATTGAATTCATAGCTGACCTTGTTTTCTTTGCTTGTCCAGGTCGAGATCTCTAGGCTGCACTCGTTGTCCGCACGAAAATCATCGATAGATCTTTTTGCGTTGCGCTGCCAATTGCGACCGTATGCATCACCGCTGTCGCCAAGAGCGCGGCCAGTGTTCTCGATCAGTAAGCTGTAAACAAGCTGTTCTACTTTTGCAGTCATGTCGTTCTCCTTAATGTTGAGTTGGGAGGGTGATTAAGCCCTCGTTGATCAAAGCGTTTGCAGTGCGGCCGTACCAGCCTTGCAGCGTCCAGGCCAAGCCGGTGTCAACCAGGTATTGCCACGCCGACAGGATCTCGTCTTCGCTGTGATCCAGGCCGTCAAAACCCTCTACACATGCAGAGGCGTCGTAAGGTGTCCAAGTGATTTGTTGTGTCATGTCGTTCTCCAATTAACGTGCTGTTGTCTTGATGCTGAAAACTGCGGTGGTGCTGGTGTACTCGGCGATCTTGTCGGCGCTGACGCCCAAGTCTGCTGCAAGCTTTTTCCAGTCGGTCACGGAGCGGTTGGCCTCAACGTAGGTGGCCTTGAACAATGCGCCCTCGAAAACCTTTTGGTCGCCGTTGCTGGCCACGTCTTTCAGGGCGTCTTTGATTGCGTCCGCTTGCTTGGTCAATGTTGCGATGTGGGCGAGCAGTGCGCCGAGTTCGTCAACTGCGGAAGGGTTGGTATTGATAGTCGATGTCATGATTCTCTCCAGTGTCAAAGTCGTTTAAGTTGCATCGGTTTTTGCTGCCGATGAGTAATCATACATCAACATAAATCCACAACGCAACAACTTTTTGAAATTATTTTTTGTGGGAGTATGTTGATCAAGGAAAATCAAGGGTTTACGGGGTGTTGAGGTTGTGGCAACATAGCAACACTATGGAAAAAACACACATATCCCCAGTCGATTTGGCCATCGATATGTTCGGCGGCGTACGCAAACTGGCCAAGGCCATAAGCCGTGACCCGGCAGCCGTGAGCCGCTGGCGCAAGAGCGGCCTGGTTCCGACCCAGGTGCAGCGCAAGGTGCTGGCCGCAGCCACAGAACGAGACATCAACATCACCGCCCACGACATTGTGTTTGGGCGCGAGATCCATGCTTGAGTTCACGCTGCCCTGGCCACAGGCAAAGCTGTCGCCCAACGCCCGTGTGCATTGGTCAACACTGGCCCGTGAAAAAAAAGCCTACCGTAGCGCATGCTGGCTCACAGCCCTGGAACAACTCCGAGGCTGGCGGCCAGAAGTGATGGAAGGCCCGCTGCTGATCGAGCTTGAATTTGTACCGCCTAACCGGCGAAGCTACGATCGAGACAACCTCATCGCACGAATGAAGGCTGGACTCGATGGCCTGGCCGATGCGCTGCGAATTGACGACAAACGATTTTCAACACTGACTGCTCGAGTGAACGCGGAGCAGATCGGTGGCCTAGTCCGCGTTCGCATCTTGAAGGAACCCCAACAATGAACCTCGCAATCTTTACCGGCAACCTGGGCCGTGATCCAGAACTCCGTTCGCACAACGGTGACAACGTGCTTGGCTTTTCGATCGGCGTGCAGACCGGCACCCGCGACAAGCCTGAAACCATGTGGGTGGACTGCGCCCTCTGGGGCAAGCGTGCAACCAGCCTGCAACCATACCTGGCCAAGGGCATGCGCGTAACCGTGAGCGGCCCGTTGCGCTTCGAGGAATACCAAGCCAAGGACGGCACAACGAAAGCTCGCCTGCGCTTGTCTGTGGATCAACTGGATCTACCGCCAAAGGGTAGTGATCAAAGCTCAACACAAGGCGCTCAACCAAGCCAGCATCAGCAAGACAAGTCCAACGGATACCAGCCGCAGCCGGGTCAATCGCTTGCTGACATGGACGACGACATCCCATTCTAAAAAAATCGTTTGACACACTCTCCTTCGTGTGTGATATAGTGAGATTTATATCAACCACGCAAGGAGAGTATTTTGGAAAACGAACGACTGAAGGCCGCTGAAAAGGGCGACTCTCGTTACATTGGCAAACCCTGCCGCGCATGCGGTGGAACCGAGCGGTTTGTCACCAATGGCAACTGCGTTCAGTGCGCTGCCGAACATTCACGCAAGTACCGCGAAAAGGTCAAGGCTCTGATTGAGCAGGCCAAGGTTGGTGCGTGATGACCTACCGTATCAAGGGCTGGGTCAAATTCCAGCATTTCAAAGATCGTCGGCCACCCTGGATCAAGCTTTATCGCGACATCCTGGAAGACCCTGACTGGCACGACCTTGACGGCGACACCGCCAAGATCCTTGTCGCGTTATGGCTGCTGGCCAGCGAAGACGAAGAGCAAGAAGGCAAACTGCCTGATGCACGTCGCCTTGCGTTCCGTTTGCGCGTCTCTGAAACCAAGGTGAATCAAGCACTTACCAAGCTGTCTCACTGGCTGGAGCATGATGATATCGATGTGATATCAACTGGATATCAAGTTGATGCACCAGAGACAGAGGAGAGACAGATTAAAGAGACAGAGAAGAGACAAATACAGAAGGCACTCGCGTGCCCACAAAGTGTCCAGGAATCGACATGGTCTGATTTTCTGCAAGTTCGCAAAGCCAAGAAGGCACCAGTTACAGCGGCAGCCATTGCAGGCATAGAGCGTGAAGCACGAAAAGCAGGCTGGTCATTGGAGAAAGCATTGCTTGAATGTTGTGCCAGGGGATGGGCAGGGTTCAAAGCGGAATGGGTCAACAAGGATCAGCCGCAAAAGACCCAGCATCAACTGAACAACGAGGCGATGGCTAGATCGATTGGTTTGATTCCAAAGCACAACGAGTTCCAGGGCAACGTAATCGAAGGAGAGATCTATGACGCAGAACCAGCCACTCCCAAGCGCTTGGGTTGAGAAGATCTTCGCCCGCCTGCAAGGCGTATACGGTCGAGAGTTTCTTGGCCAGTACGGCACTGGCATGGTGAGCGGAGTAGACGCCGGTATCGAGAACGCAAAGATCGTGTGGGCTGAAGAGCTTTCCGGTTTTGCGAAATGGCCAGAGGCAATTGGCTATGCGCTTGAGCACTTGCCAGAGCGTGTTCCCAACTGCATCAAGTTCAAAGAGCTTTGCCGCAACGCACCGCGGCCAGAGCCGATGAAGCTGGAGCACAAGCTGACGGAAGAGCAGAGGGCTGCAAACAAAAAACGGATCAAAGAAATCATCGATGGTCTAACGAATCACATGGCAAACAAAGGAGCGGTGAAATGAAAATAAATTTGAAATGCTGTTGCGGGGCAACTTTTGAAATTGAAGACACGCGTGGAAGCTACTTGCAACCAGGCGGTGGAGTAGATTCAAACGGCCGCAAATTTTTGATTGAGGCCAGGGCAGATGATTGGCAAGAACGTCATCAGGTTTGCTTGCAAACATTCAACACGTTTGAGATTAAAAAATTACAAGGAGAAAAAAATGATTGAGAAAACTATCGACACATGGAAAGTATTGCTGGCGTTCGCGCTGGTGATTTTGTGCATGGGCATTGTTGGCCACATGGACTACGAAGACGAGCAGCGCGAGATCGAGCAGTATTGCCACATGCGTGCACTGTGGGAAAAGAGCAAGGACATCGAGCCACGGTTTCGTCCTGGCTGGCCCAACTTCAAACCAGAGGTCGATTGCAAATGATCGTCTACATTGACCCAGGCATGGTGCTGATTTACATCGGCGTCGTGCTACTCATTGCATGCGCTGCGCTCGCATGGTTCTTGGATCTGTGATGGCATTCACCATTGAAATCCCAGACCATGTGATCGACGCATCGATCGCGTGCTGCAACGCCGGGAACATGGGCAACCGTGGTGATGGCAGCGACGGCACGAAAGAGCAGCAGATGATCGGAATCATTGGCCAGAACATGCTCAATCAGGCGATGGGCCTTGCGCTCATGCAGCCTGGTGGTGGCTTTGATGGTGGCATCGATGCAGAGATTCACGGCTTGAGTTTTGACATCAAGACGATGGGCCGCAAGGTTGCACCGCGCTTGGACTTCGTCAACAACCTCATGCAATCACAGACCAAGTTCAAGGTCGATGGGTACATCTTCGCAAGCATCAACACGAATGACAATCGCATGACTGTTTGCGGATGGTTGCCCAAGCCTTTATTCTTGGAACGAGCAACGCTGTTTGAAAAGGGCGCGGTACGTCAACGCAAAGACAAGACTACGTTCGAGACAAAGGCGGCGATGTACGAAATAAAAAACGCGGATCTGTTCTACGAAGCGCGATCCTGGGAGCAACTGTTCGCAGGCATCAAGCACTACGCAGAGCACCGCAAAGAACCGCGATACCAAACCAATGCGGAGTGGATCGCAGACTACGACAAAGCGGAGAGAGAAGAGAATGCTCGTTCAAATCGATAGCACAAAGTGTATGAACACCGACGACATGAAATCGGTGACCCGATGTGGCAACTACACCGACATCATTACCAAGGACGGCCGAGTCATGCAGATCTGGGACGAAGAGGAAGAGCTTTGGTGTCGCATCACAAACGCAATCAAACAGGAAAAAAAATGAAACCGATCAAGTCTATTTTTTGGCACATGCTTCAGAATGAAATTCAACAACGAAAACAAGTAAGGGAAACGAAATGAAATTTGCAAAGGTCTATGACAACAAACGATATGGCCAAGTGGTCATACTGAAAAAGCAAACCGAGATCGGAGCGCCAGAACTTCGCTTCTACTTCCAACCTGAAGGCTTTGGCGTGTGTGAGTTTGCGATCGGGTTCAACGATCAAGACGCGAGCGAGTCACGATTCGACCAGGCGTTCAACGAAATGAACCCACGCATCGCGATCGAGATCATCGATGGCTACATGGCGCACATGAAAGCGCAGGCGGGAGCATTGAATTGATTGACGCGAGAGACGAATTCAACCGGATCTTCGGTGACGTTGTGATGAGCGACAACGATGCAGCCTGGTACATCTTCAAAGCTGGGTGGAATGCAGCGCGGGCGTCGGAGCAATACCCTCACCCGTTCACATGCAAGTGCGAAGCGTGCAAGCCCAAGCTTGCCAGGATGACTGACCGACACGAAGAGCGTCAGTTTAGAAAATACAGGGAGACGGAAGATTGAAATGCGACGGATGTTCAAGAGAAAAATCTATCACCCTGGTGAATGGCTCCGGCTGTTGCAACTACTGCCCAGAGTGGCTGCACGAATGCGAAGCCAGGCATCTGCTCGGATTGCCATTGCAAGAGCGGAGAAAGCAGTTAGACGCAAGATTAAAGCCGCGAGGGACGCAGGCTGTTGAGTTGCTCAAAGCAAAGATGACGGAGATATTCAATGCCCGAAAAAAAATCTGACGATCGCATCTTTGCAGATGCGATATTGGCAGCAGTGGCTGAAGGTGCTGGCCATCTATTTCATGAGGATGAAATCACCTGGGCTTTGCAAGTGACCGGAGACATTCCTGTTGCAGAAAAGTCAATGATGGGGGAGAATTAGCACAATTTCTTTTTAACCACAAGGAGAGCGTCATGCCAGGCAAAAGCAAAAAACCACCAAAGCCACCGAAGTATTGAGCCTCCATGCCTTACACAGCCAAACAACACGCGCTGTTTGAAGCGGCCGCGCACGATCCAAAGGTAGCCAAGAAGCATGGCATGAGCCAAGCCGACGCACGCAAAATGGCTTCAGAGGGTGTCAAGAAAAAGAAAGTCCCTTGGCACGCAATGTTGAAAAAGAAACGATGACGGAAAAGGGGAAAACAATGATTGTCGCAGTCAACGAGCTTGGCTACCGGATCGGGTCTTCCCACCACAATTGCACCGTCTCCGACGAAACCATCGACAAGATCCGCGACATGCATGAGGACGAAGGCATCAGCTACCGCAAGATCGCCAAGGCACTGGGGCTTTCAAAGAACTTTGTGGCGAAAGTCTGCCGCTACGAACGGAGAGCACAAACACCAGACAGATGGAAACGAGTGAGCAAAAATGGCAACAAAGAAGACTGAACCGAAAAAAGTAGGCAGGCCACCGGAGCCAGTGCCA